GCAATCTCCATGAGTTTTAGTGAACTTGAACCAATCTATCAAGATGACTATGCTGAAGACTACAATTCACATAAAACAATGGGTTATTAAAAATGGCATTACCTTATTTCAGATACCTTCCTAACTTTGATTATGTAAGTCGTCTTCCTAATGCTAAAAACATTAGTGACTATATTCAAGTAAAGAATCTTTTTAGAAGAGCAAAGATCAATCCAGATCTTTTTCAAAACATCAACTTCTTCACTCAGTATAAAATTATTGGTGATGAAAGACCAGACAATGTTGCATTCAAAATATATGATGATCCATATCTAGACTGGTTAGTTCTACTTGCCAACAACATCATCAATGTGGAAGAAGAATGGCCATTATCTCAGAAATCATTTTACAACTTTATGATAAGCAAGTATGGTTCTGAAACTGCATTCAATGAGATTCATCACTATGAAACAAATCAGATTAAAGACAGCAATGGAAGAACAGTTTTAAAATCTGGTCTTGAAGTACAAAGCACCTTTACTCTCACTTACTTTGATAGTGGTTTGAACCAGGTGATCACAAACACTAATGTAATTGCTAGTGTCACTAACTATGAATATGAAGATAAGATCCAGGATAAAAAAAGAAATATCTACCTCGTAAAACCAACATATCTAAATCAAATCCTTAATGACCTTGAAGACGGTCTTCTTTATCAGAGTGGAAGTAGTCAATATGTCAATGATAATCTAGCAGTTGGCGAAAATATCAGATTATATGAATAAAAAAAAGGGGGGATTATTAGTCCCCCTTTTAAATTATTCTAAAATCCTCCTACAAATTCGTTTGCATGATGCTTGATCATCATCACATTCGATAAGGCAGTTATAGTAATCATTAAGTAAATGTGTCTCTTCTAGTGACCTATCTAGAGTTTGAGTTAACCTCTCAACGCTTTGCTTCCAACCTGCCAATTGGTTATGTGAAATTAAATTGTGCATGTTACCTCCACTAACTACTTAAACATAATATAAAATTGTGTTTTCAGTGCATTATCTTTTACCTCCTCTTCAATTCTATCATATGTATAGGAATTTGGTTAAAATAGATACAAAAATTTATGCCTACTAGTTTATACCTAGAAAAAAAGAGGGGTGTTACCCCCTCAGAAGATTTACATATGCTGCTATCACTAAAAGTGTAAGACAGATTTGATTATACTTCATCAACTATCTGCAAGTTTAGCGAAGTAACTCATAGCATCGTCATCTTCGTCATCAGCAGAACTAGTTGAACTGTCTTCAGCAGCTGCCTTTGACTGTTGATAGGAGGTTTCAAGCTTTCGCAATACTTCTTCCTCACTGACAGACTTTTGCTCTGTTGCTGCGTAGTTATCATACTCTGTTTCCTCTTCTACTGTTGTCATACGGGTAGACTTGTTGCCAAGAACATAGTCAAGACGCTTCTTCAGTTCATCATAAGACTTGAACTGATCAGCAGCAGTAAATGCACTCAGTGAATACTGCTTCTTCCAGATTGCTTCCATGGCATCATCATCATCCAGAAGAGGACCAGGACGATCAAACTCTGAAGAGTCATAGTTCCAGTAACCAGCAACTTTCTTCAGTTTCAGTTTGAAGTTAGCACCCTGCCAGAAATCAAAGGGATTGATGGGGGTTTCATCTTCAAACTCAGGTTGCATTGCATCCATGATCTTGTCAAAGATCTTCTTACCAAACTTGTAGAGGAATACTCCACCCTCATTTTGAGGATTAGCAGGATCTTTTACAACATAGATGTTGGCGTAGAAAGAGAGTTTACGCTTTTGCTTGCGAACAGTTTCCTTATCCTTTTCATTACCACTGTTCCAGAGTTCCCTGTTAAGTTCACCAACAGGATCCTTTCCACCAATAGTGGTCAGAGAGTTCTCAATATACCACCCACCAGGTCCTTGGAAGGCATGAGAGAACAGTTTAACCCAAGGGAGATCCTCTCCATCAGGTGCAGGAAGGAAACGAATAACTGCATATCCATTACCAGACTTATCCATTTCTGGCCACAGGCGGTCATCAGCACCACCTCCTCCTTTGTTATTCATCTTCTCGGCTTCTTTAGTCAGCTTTGCTGTTAAAGAGCCCAAAGAGCTTTGTTTCTTAAGGTCAGAGAAAGACATTTGATATACTCCGTATTGGTTGTATTTGGCTTTTGTCCTTTGGCTTGGGGGAGGATCAGGCAGCCTCTTGAACCATGAATAATAGGACTTTTTGATTGGGTTGTCAAGTAGACTCATTAATGGACTTCTTCATGTTTTCTATAATATTCGCCATATTAGAAAACACATAACCAAGATCCACATCAGGTGGAAATCCAAGTTGTCTTGCAGAAGAAATGATACTCTCCTTCATCTGCTTTGCTTCAGGGTCCTCAGACAGACTCATCCTAGTATACAGAACTTGTTGCTTCTTTAGCAACTCCTCTAACATTTCTACATGTTCAAGCTTATCTGCTTTATCCATGTTGGAAAAAGAAAACACCTTTGAATAGATATTTTCTTGAAGATCAGCAATTTCTTTCATTTCTTGCTGAACGAATTGTGATTGAAAGAAACTCATTACTCTCCACAAACTACTTTCTTCAAAATTTTCTTATAGCGAAACACATCCACAGATATGAATGTATCATATTTATCTATTCTCATTGACAAAAATTTCCAGACAGGATCATCCATCTTCTTATCAAACTTTGATTTGAATCCAATGATCTTATTAAGGAGAACCAATGTTTCAAGTGAAATGTTTTTAGCAAGATGCTCTTTAACAATGGGAGGGTGTTTTGTTCCCTCTATCTTAAACATATCATCAAAGTTCTTACCATCAAAAACACTTTCTACTTCTGTCTTAAAAGTATAAGCAAGTGATTGTAATCTGCGTTTCCAATCTGTGTAGTTCTGCTCTCCATTTCTAACAATCTCACCAATCCACAAAGACTGAGGATCATCACAAGATACGAAGTTAGAGACAAAGAATTCAATAACTTCACTATCATCCTTTTGCCTACTTAATTTTTCAAAGAAAAAACGATCTTTACGTTTGTAGAAACTTTGAAGAGAGGCACGTGACTTACCACAATACTTATGGTAATCATATGACTCTCTTGTGAAATGATTCTTTAGTCCCAGGTAAGACTTGTATGCATCAAAAGGTGACACTTTTGGTATCATAATGGAAGTTTGGCATGTGATGTTCTTTTCAGTAAGTTGAGTTCCATTGCTTCACACTTAAGTTTTTCCTTAAGTGGTTTGGAAATCAACTTGGGTACTGATTCTACATCAACATTGTTTTTTTCGCAAAAGAAGACAATGGCATCAACATAACTCATTCCACCGTTTTCATGAACAATGGATTCTATTTCTTCTGCAAACTTACGAGAGCAGTAGAATTTACTTTCTAGAATCTTATCAATACTATTTTCTTTAGGTTGAGACATATTCTTGTAGTTTGAATTCAACAAACTCTCTAATATATTTTGAGAGTAACCTGATGTACTTTCTCTTATCATATTCTTCATAGACAACACATTCTCCATTTTCACAGGACATAATGATAACAAATTTCTTTACCATTATACCAGTCATTTCATATAACATGCAAGCGTAGGCAGCACACTGCACGAAATAATGCTCAATCCACTTCTTTGGTTTTGGTTTTTTGCTTGTCTTAAAGTCAATGACTGCAAGTTCACCCTCATACTCAGCAATGCAATCCACTGTTCCTGCAACACCTAGTTCTTTGCTGAACAGTGCTTGTTCAATTGCATGAATCTTGTCTATCTTATCTAGGTCAGGTTTTGCCTGCTTGAAAAGATATTCAGATAGTGGTTGTACTGAAGGCAGTTCAAGATTACGAAGGTGAGACTCAGCAAGGGTATGCATATCTGTACCTCTGCTGGTTGCTTGTTTAGTAACCCTGTTTGCCTCTTCATTACCAACCTTTGCTCTCCATTCTCTGAAAATTTCACGATTGTAATGACTAATGACAGAAGTAATGGATACTAACTTTTCTCCTGTAGGAGTATCATAATATCTAACACCATCAATAGTTTCTCTGTCTAGAGTTGGATAATCAATTTCAATGTGGGTAAAAGTCATAAACCTAGTTCATGTTTAGCAATAATGTATTCCTTCACAAGTCCACTTCTACAAATGTCCTCTGCCTCAAATTCTACCATACTGAATGAAGGCATGTTCTTTAGGATACGAATGAAATCTACGATTCCATTTCTCTCTGCAGTCTTAATCAGGTCAGATTGAGTGGCATCACCACAGAACATCAATTTAGAATTTTCACCAACCCTAGTAATCATAGAGTCAAGTTCATGAAAGTTGAGGTTCTGAAATTCATCAACAATAATGATAGCATTGTCAAATGTGGTGCCTCTAATAAATGAGGTGCTCCAGAAACTAATAGTTCCTTGTGCTTTGAGATTAGCATAGAGCATCTCAAATGCATTGTCATCAGGCATCTCAAACATATACTTTACCATATTCTTATATGGAATCTGGTAAAGAGATGACTTGTCTTCATGGTCACCAGGCAGGAAACCAATCTCTCTGGTAGCCACAAGGGATCTGACAATGTAGATCTTCTCATAGGGTGTCTTAGGGTCTAAGACATCTAGAAGAGCATTGTAGAGGGTAATAAAGGTCTTGCCTGTGCCAGCACACCCATAGGCAACCATATTTTGATTTTCTCTGTACTGCTCAAAGAATAAATCTTGGTTATCAGTCAGGGCTTCAATCTTTTTAATATAATCTAGATTGATTGGCTTTTTCCTTTTCATAGTTTTATTACTCATACCAAATGGCACTGGATTAGTGCTACCAATTCCTGACTTGCTTTTTCTAGGCATATTAAATTAGTCGTAATGTTTGAGATTTGAACCTGGTTGTTTCTTTGCTTTACTAATAACATCCTTCCATCCTGGGTATTTGGAATATAGTTTTCCAAATGTCTCACCCATTTCAAGTCCCATTCCTGGAGCATTTTCTGGTGTATAAAATCTTTCCCAATCAGGATTATCTTTACGCCATTGATCCCAGTCATGAACACTCATCTTGACCTCTTTGGTCTCGCCTGTTTCCTTATGCTTTACAGGATATGTTGCCATCACATCACCTCACAATGTTTTTATATTTAGACCCACTCCAGAGCAGTGCCAATAGTGGGGAACTGCTCTGCAAAGATCCTTTTACATTCATTAGCAATGTCCATATGCTCCTTCTGAGTGCCATTAGCAGACCTCAGGTCAATATAATGCATCCATGATCGCAGTGAACCACTCATGTACATTCTTGTTGGTACAGCAAGGGGAAGCACCATACGAGCACACTCCTTTGCCACACCCTTATCTAGCATCTGTTGATACAGTGCCATAGCAGAATCAAACAATGTCTGAGTTTGCATCTCAAGTCTCTGAATCTCAAAAGGATCAAGGTCATCAATGGAGTTCTGACGATTCTTGGTGTCCTGACGTCTGAACTCAGGGATAGGAATCGTATCACCTAGGAGACTGCTGTCAGCATATCGTTGTGAAAATTCCTGAAATGTAAAGGACCTATGACGCAGTATTTGAGCTGCAATTGCCCTACTGGTTTCAATTTCCAGAGTCATGAATGCTTGCTCAAAGATACTCCAGTGCTTGTGCTTAATGCAATACTTCAAAAGACCATCAAAAGAATCATTCCCCTGGTTAGAGGGATTGCTTACACGTGCACAATAGGCAATATGCTTCTCTGCATCTGGAGTAACTGATAATAGAGTGACTTTCATTTCTTCTCCTGTTTTCTAATCTTTTTGAGTTCTTTTAGTTCTGATTTAATCATTTGGTATGCATCTTCAGCAGATATTCTACCACCCATTTCCATGGCAGCAATAACCTCTACCCTTGTACCAAAGTGTTGAAGAGCTCTCTCAAATGTGTCTAGTTCTTCATACATTGTTATTTCCTCTGAAGTATGCTTTGAAATATGCTGAGATTCCAGAGGAAGATTTGTTTCCTTGTGAGATCCAAGTATCAACACACTCATAAATGTCTTGTGTAGAATAGTCTTGTTCTTCTATCCTAACATTTCCATATTTATTGAGCAATATTGACAGACAATTCTCTCTAAGTTTGAGACGCTCTTCTGTGTACCTCCAATCAGAATTAGTCTGGGTATCCATCATCATCATCAAAAATTTCTTCGTAGTCTGTAATAGGTGCTTGATACTGGGTCTT